TGTATTGAATCTCTTAATGATCCACCAGGGGCACCAACATCTCTAAACTCTCCTGGTTGTATAGGTGTATCTTCATCTCTGATTCTGATACCTCTAGTTTTAAAACCAGCAGGTAAGTTTGCTAAAGTTCCAGCATCAATCAACTGTCGCATAATTGATGTAGAGGCTTTTGATAAACCACCAATCATATGAGTTAAACCAAAACCGTAGAATCCTAATCCTGGTAAAAATTTAAAATGAACAAAGTATTCAATTTTATTCTTCAACTCATCATCTTCTCTGTAGTTTCTTCTTACAGATAAAACCTCGCTTGAATTGGCATCTATGGTGACTATGTAAGGTAACTTAATTCCTGTAAGTTCTCCTTCTTCGTCCATATCTTCAAAACCATCCAGCTCTAAATTACAATGCACTTCGTAAAGTACAGACACTTCACCGTCATCATAAGAAGGCTCCATACCTGAAAGCTTTTCTATTTCTTCTTTAACACCAGAATAATTTTCTGCGTCATCACCAGTTCCAATATCTATTTTTCTATAGAATCCTAACGCTTGTAATTTTCTAACTTCGTTCTCTGATATCTTTACAACATTTGTAATTCTAGGACATGACTCTAAGTCAGTTGTAAAGTAAGGAACAATTAAATCTTCTGGAGCGATAAACTTAGATACTGCTCTGCCTAAATTTTCATCATAATAAACTTTTTTAAATGCTGATCCTGCTAACGGCAAATAAAATAATAGTTGATCTAATTCTTCATCAAACTCTTCCATAACATGAGTTATCTGATAGTTCATAAATTCTGCAACACGCTGAGCTTGTTCCTCAGCTAAAGAATCATATGCACCTATAACTTGTGTTTTTACTGGACCACCTGAGGGTAAAAGTTCTTTGTATGCTTGAGCTTGAAAGGTTGTTACAGCTTCACCTAATAATGGATGTATTACACCTGAAGCACCTTCAAAAGGCTCAGATCTTTCGGCATCAAACCGCATCCCTAGATATTCTAAGCCGTCTTTATAAGTTTTTTCCCAATCCTCTCTAGAGGCTTTATCTTTTTCAATACCAGCAATTAATTCATTTGATATGTTTGCTAGTTGTTGGTCATCTAAAACTTCAGCTAAGTTTTCATCAAAACCTGTTTCTATTTCTTCGGTCATGGTTTCGCCTAGAATAGCGCTGCCATCTTCTTGCATTTCAAAACCTTCGGTTCCTGAATCCATAATTGCTTCAATAGCAACCTTCATGTTTTCTTGACCAAGCGGAACTTGATTTTCTTCGTTTAAAACCGTTGGATTTATGTCTTTTTCAATTGCCATTAGTGTAATACTCTTTCTTTTTCTTCATAAACAGGAGGGGCTACAAATGCATCAACCAAGGTTCCAACAATTTTGATGTTACAGCGTTTTGCTTGTTCTTCTGCCTGTTCCCAAGTTCGGGATATTATGTAGGGTCCACAATATACTTTGCCATCTTCTTCGTATTCAGTAAGAAATATTAACATCATTTTAATAGTATACCCTCTTTACAGGTGCTTTCTCTCTATCTTCATAATCGTCATCAAGAGAAACTAAACCACCCTCTCTAAATCTCATTAGAGCTTGAGTCATAGTATCGCATAGGTCATCATTTTTACCAAAAGGAAATGAAGCACATTCCTCAATCATCTCTTCAGCAAACTTTTTAGAGGGTGCATACACCAAACCTGACTCAAAGATAGGTGCAACTGAATGCATTCTTGTAGATTTATCATGACCTCTTGTTGGTGAATAATTAACCACAGGTATGCCTAATCTTCTAAGTTCGTGCGTCAAAGGTGTTCCTGATGCTTTCGCTTCAATCAATACCATATCAGGATCCCAATATTGATATTCTTCGTAAGCCACTCTTTTTAATTCTGGGAAATCCCAACGGTCCTTTTGTGCATCTAACAAAATGATGCAGTCAGGAGAATCGGGTGTAGGTTTAAATACACCCCACGTTGAGATTGCTGAATAGTCTGCTGTTTCTTTTTTACTAAAAGCCGTATCGTAACTTTGAATGATGTAACTAACTGGTGGTAAAGCTTCGCTCTCCCATTCATTCCACCACTCTCTTTTTACGATAGATCCTTCTTCAGAGGTAGGTGTTTGCATCCATTGCGCATTCCATTTCTGCACAGGCAAAGATGCTTTTACCTTTTCTAATTCTTCTAAAGACCAGAATCCAGGCCATAAAGGATTGTTAGTATCAGGGAATATCGCTGGAAACTCAACCACTTCCCATTGATCTGCCGAACTTTCTTTTTGTGCGTCTAATAATTTAGCCGTTAAATCAATTGAACTCCAACGCGTCATTACCAGAATGATGGCTCCGCCAGGCTGCAAACGCTGTCTAGGTCCAGATGTGTACCACTCCCAACTGGCTTCCATAGCCGTTGGACTCAAGGCATCTTGTTCTGAATGTGGGTCATCAATAATTAATAAATCAGCACCACGACCTGTAATCGCTCCTCCCACACCTGCTGCGAAGTATTCGCCTCCTTTGTCAGTTTCCCAACGACCCGCTGATTTAGAGTCTGCTCGTAAATCTACTTTTGGAAATATTTGTTTGTACTCTTCGCTGTCCATCATGTTACGAACTTTACGACCAAACCTTACAGCTAACTCTCCTGTATGCGTTGTTTGCATAATTTTTCTTTTAGGTTGCTTACCCATAATCCAAGCTGGAAAGTAGGTAGAACAAAATTCAGACTTGGTATGACGTGGTGGCATGTTGATGATTAAACGGTTGCACTTACCATTAGCAACGTCTTCTAGTTTTTGCGCGAATATTTTGTGGTGACGACCACAAATAAACTCGGGCCACATATGATTAATAAAATCTAAAAATGTTTCTTGACAGCCTTGTTGTTTTTTTAATAATTCAAGACGTTCTTTGAGGATAAGAGTTTCTTTAATCTCTTGATCGGAAAGATGTGCTAAGTTCATAAAGCAGCTAACATATCTTGGATGTTTGCTGAGCCTCCTTGAGCAAATTTTAATCGGTCAAGAATATTTAAATCAACCATTTGATTTACTTCTGAAAAATCAGAAAATATATTTTTTGGCTTTATATCAGTAAGATCAATTAAAACTTCTGACTCTGTATTAGCTGCATCAATAGAATCATAAATATCATCAAAACCGTAATTCCCTTTAAGCTCGTCTAAGGCATCGTAATAATCGTAGCCTTCATTCACTAAATCATCAGCTAAATGGCTATAACTATTTTCTACATTCATTCTTGCTAAAGTATTAAATCCATCTCCAGCTTCATCAATAGAGTTGAAAACAGCTGGTAAATAAGCCTCAACCTTTTCGACAGGAACTTTGTACTCTAAAACAACTGGTTTTCTATACAAGGTTGTTGTTTCGTATTTATTAGCTGCAAACGGATCAAAAGAGTCAAAAATATCTGCTTTTTCACCTTCTTTTAATTTTCTGCCTGTAACTTTTGATTGTTTAATTGCCATTTGCTTTGCGTGCGCTGGGTTAAGAGTTGTGCTTGAAAGTCCTTTATCTGGCTGCAATTTGTTTGATTCAGCAATATTAAGATACCTATAAAGAGTTACCGTTCCATCTTTGTTAATTAAATCATTTTCTTTTAAATAATTTTTTGAAATATTTTTTATATCTGCATTTCGTTTAAGACCTAATACCCTTTGCATATTTTTTTTCTGATATTCGTTTTTACTACTTTTCACCCATTCTACAAACTCATCAAGATCATCAGCGTCTAAATCTAATTTACCCAAACCCTTTACGGTAGTTTTTCCTGCGATACCTACAGGAGAAGAGCTAACAGCGTAATCAATTAAAGACAAAGGGTCAGATGCTTTTGGTTCAGGCAAAATAAATTCTTTTATATCACCTGCAAACTTAAAAGCTTTTTTAAATTTTTTTATGATAGGATCGTTTGATAGTTTGTTTGATACACCTGTTTTAAAAGTTTCATAATCAGATATAGGTGTTATAGATCCTACATCCAAATCAAACTCATCAATACCTAAGTTTTTGTTGATATCATCTAGTAATTCTTGAATGTTTGAATCTCCACCATTCTTAACAGGACCACCTGTATTTAAATTTTGACCGTAAAGTTTTTTAACATCTTCTATCTTCTTTTCGGTTGCTTTTATATCTTTGTTAAATCTATTGATTCTTTGAGCATACTTATCAACCTGAGTGGCTTTGTTTGTTTGTATGTAGTTTTGTTTAGCTTTTTCTAGCTCTTTTATTTTTTTTGCATACTTACCTAATATCGGTCTCAAAGCAGCAGCTTTTTGTATTGGATTCATACCTCTGCTCATCATCGCCAAAAGTATCCCACTCATGCCTTGTGATCCAACAGGGTCTAACAAGACCATATCTTCTATCTCAGGCAAGTCATTATCTTTAATTGCAGGACCACCAGCTTTAAATGCGTCAACGCCTTTTTCTTTTACTAGCTTTCTTAATTCGTCATCAATCTTTACGTAGGTGCCACTAAACGCTCTACCTGTATCGCCAGGTAAATTTTCTGTATCTTCTAACTTGGACATATATTTTTTAGGATCAGCACCTAATTCTTTTAAAATTTTTGCTATTTCATTAGGAGCATTTTTATCATACAAGTTTTGTAAATATATATTGTCTGCACCACCCTCATCCCCTAATCTTTTTGCAGCAGAGTCAACACTAAATCCAGCATAATCTTGTTCTACGGCTTGCAAGAATCTTGAGCGAATAGGCAGTTTAAATACTTCGGTACCTGTACTTTTAGCATACGGATCAATCGCAACCCCTGGAAATAAACTTTTGTTTAACTTGGTGGCTTTTCTGAGCATGGCTAACCCGTTACCAATACCGAAAGTAAGGCTATCGTCATTCACCAGTTCATTAAAATAATTTAATGCTCTTTCTCCAGGTGTTCCTGGACCATATTTTTGTCGTATGGCTCCTCCACCTAGCTCTTCAAGATCGTAATAAATTTCATCTAAACTTTTATCTAAAGATTCTGTAAAAGGTTTGCCTGTTGCTGCCTCTAAATCTCCTTTGCTTAAAGTAAACCCTTTAAACAAATCTGTAGCTTCACTTGGAACTAAGCCTGCAACTTCTTTATTTATAGCAGCTGATCTATCATTTATTTCTTTGCGTCTACCTGAGATAGATGGAGAGTCATCAGTCAATCCAGATTTTCTTAATGCTAATGCCTCTTCTTGCAACTCACCTTTCTCTTTTACCAGTTTGTTAACTTTAGGCACAATTTTGTTGTATTCGTCTAAGGCTTGCCTACCAGCTTTTAGTTTTGCACCATCAATAAAGGGAGAGATGGGAAACTGTTCTTGAGCTTTTTTAACAATAGGAGTTAACTTTACAAAATCTTCTAGTTTACCAACAGCGGCAGGCAATTGTTCTACATCAACCCCTCTAGCTTTTAAAGATTTTAAAAAACTTTCTTTTATTTTTTTAGGGGTGCTGTTCGGCATTTGCCTAACGGCTTTAACCATTTCATCTCGTATGTCTATTTCTATTCCTTTATCCTGCAAATTTTTATCCCATCTCTTCCACTCTGGGTTGCCTTTAATTGCTTCTATTTGTTTACTTTTATTTCTTCGAGCAAGATCTGCTAACTCAGAAGAATAATCTGATTGGATTCTACCTACGTTTAAAATTTCATCCCCTTCTTTAAAACCTTTAAGGATGGTTCCTGCTATAGAATCAGGTATCGTTAAATCAACTTTTGCATCAAAAACGTAGTGAGGATTATGTATGGTGGGGGAATTACTATAATGCGTGCCTGCGCCTTGTCTTTCTAGCCCTCTAATGTGATAAGTTGCTTCTTCTTCATTTATAGGGTTATTTATATTACTATTTCTTAGCCTATTTGGTGCTACTAAATCATTATCGCCTACAATTTTTTGCTGTAAAGCTCCACCTCTTTGATTTGAATAAATGTATTCAGCTAATCTTTGTCTAGTAATTCTGCCCTGAGGATTCCTAATCTCTAATTCACTTAAAAGTTTTGGATGTATATCTCCAGTTTCATCAATAATATTTAGAAGTCTTAGCTCACCTTTAGGTACTCCACCTTTTTCAAGTGCATTAATAAATGCTACAGCTTTACCCTGATTCGGTAAATTTTTATTGTAATTAACAAACTTTGCAGCCTTTGAAGTTAGACCTGTTGCTCCATACGTAGATTGTAATCCAGGGTATTGTAAATCTTTTAAATCAAGAGGTTTAAATTCTTCAACTTTAGGTACAGGTAAGTCTTTTTTAGGCTCTTCTTTGAATTCTTTTTTGTCTACCTTAACTTTAGCTTCAGGTACGTCTGGTGTTTTAACAACTGATTTAGCTGTTTTAGCAGTAC